TCAGGAATACCATAACGAAATCTAACATTATCACAATCTGTCCACTGACCTTCGGCCGTAGTTTCAGATATTTGTTTGTTAATACCGGGTTGAAAACCTATCTTTTGTAGCATGTATTTCTCCTAAAATATACTACATATATAGCATATTTAACCGTAGTTCAATTTATAAAGTGAGCTGCATTTCTTGTGAAGCACCCATCTCTCCTTTTATAAACAAGTTAAAAGCAAGAGAATATCTAGACTTGTCTGTGTTATTTCTATCAATTCGATGTAGTAGGTGGGAGGGAAACAAAACTAATAGTCCTGATTCTGTTGTTATTGTTATTTCATCACTGTTTATATAGTTTTGTTCATCATAATTAATACAAAAATGATTTGGAAATAAAGCTTGGTGATAAGGGATTCTACAAAAATTAAGATTTCCCATGTCCTCTCCATCTTGTAAATAGTAAACACCACTTATCATACTGTTTACGTGATTGTGATTTTGTCCCCAATCTCCTTTTTCATGTTTATTAATCCAAGAATTTAAGAAATAAAATTTTTGAGATTTTGATATTTTTATAATGTTCCTTGTATAGTCATCTACTAACTTCTCTATTTGTTTTTTAAGATCTGGTAATTTATTTAAAACATAATAGTCCTCACCCATCCAAGCATTGTTTACAAAATTTCTTTTATAAGATTCTTGTTCTGCAAGTTGTATCCACTCCTCCTGTACCTCTATTTTATTTAAATACACAGGTGTTGAAAATATTGGTAATAAACTCATATCAACCTAAATTAAAAGCTATACTAATCCTATCCTCTGTAGATAAAGAAGGTTCTACAGAATGTTTTAAATAACCAGGAAAAATAATTAATAAATTATCCTCTGGATGTACATCATAATTTGTACTATTAAATTTATTAAATTCTTTAAGTTCTTGTTTTTCAAAAAATAAATCTAAAGGATGTTCATTATGAAAGACAAGTTTACCAGAATTTTTAGGAGCCTTAACATACAAAACAGCTGAAATAAAAGTAAAAGGATGACGATGTGTTGTGTTGTAGTTTCCTAATGTATTAATATTTAACCAGTAATTTAATATACGTAAATTTCCTTTTAACTTTAAAGTTTTTAAATTGTATTGTTTAGCTTGTTCTAAAACAACCGGAGTAATTTCTTTTAAATCGTCTGGATTTAAAATAGGAGATTGATAGCCTCCTATATTACTTACGGCAACACTTTTATATTTGTTTTTTATTTTATAACATTTTTGAGATAAATCAGGCATGTTTAATTTACTTATATCTATTGCAACAGTAAAAATATCATTCACTTAATTTAATCCACTTTCTGTTTTGAGATGGTAGACTTGATTTAAAACATGGAAAACTTATAGATATTCTTTTTTCTAAAGATATTGCTTCGTGCCAGACGTGAGAAGGAATCCATATTACGTCTCCTTTTTCCAAAACCTCATCTAAAATTATTGATTCTTTTTTTAAATCTTTCTTATCTGTCACTGATTCGTTTGTTTTATTCCACACTTTAAATCTTGTTTTACCTTCAACTTGAACAATCATATTATCTGATTTATCCCAGTGTGCGCCAAAACCCTCTTTATGTTTTTTAATTAAAGAAAAATAAATGTGAGCATCGGTTGTTAAATTAAAGTGTTCTTCTAATTCTTTACATATTTGATTTATTTTAGGATTAACTCTAGATGCATCTACTATACCACAAACATGTTTTTTAATAGCCTTACTTAATACATCAGGATCCCAAGAGTTAACATCTGTTAACCAAGCTTCATTTCTCCAAACATAATCTTCATAATTAAAACAATTAGCCATTATAAATCTTTTATTATTTATATAAGGTCTAAAGTTTAGAAGGTGTTCTAATTCTGACCATGAAAATATATCTTTTATTTTGTTTTTAAAAACATCTGTTCCTTTAGGATCTAATTTTTTTAATAATGCTTTTGGTATTATTTTATTCATCTTTTATTTTTTGAAAACTTTCTGGTAGCCCTAAATGTAATCTACTATCATACATTCTATTTTTTGCATTTTTAAAATTAACATCATTATAGTGTAAAAATACTTGAGCGCAGTGTTCTCCTTTTAAAGCCTCTCTCCAATGTTCTAAAATACTTCCTCTATATATTAACATATCACCTGGATCTAGTTCAACTGCAACACCTTTAGTATTTTGACTAACAAATTGTTCTCCAGGTTTTCTAGTCATGTCAAAAGTTCCACATTTTTTTGGATCAGGTTCAATATATATAGGCCAAGGATCTCCTCCAAGATGTAAAGTGGTAGATATTTCACAACTCATTCTATCTTTATGTCTTTCTAAAACATCTCCTTTTTTATAAACTCTAACAAAAGAATAATTTGGATATAATTTTTTTTCTGTTATTTGCTCCATTAAAGGTTGTAGTTTTAACAATAAAGTCTCCATCGCTATGTCTGCATAATTAGCATATGTGTTTGGAACTTGTGGATCACTCCAATGTCCAAACATATCTTCGTAAGGAGATATATATCTAGTTTTAAATAAAGTTTGAGCCACTTGTTTTTTTACAAGAATATAATTGTATAAAAAAGTAGCTAAATCTTTTTCTATAGCTTTTTTAACAATGTGAAGTCCATCTTTTTTAAAATTAAAATTTTCCATATTATTTAAATGAAACTCCTAAATTCCAAACTACTAAAGAATATCTAGTTCCATATAAAACAGGTGTAACTCGGTGCCACACGTGAGAAGGAAATATTACTATAGATCCTTTAGTGGCTATCTCTTTACATTTAACTATGGTGCCTGGATCGTCGTGTGTTCTTGGTTGAAATTCTAAATCTCCTCCTACATAATCTTTTACATCAGATAACTGACAAGTCACTGAAAGTTTTCTAATCTTACCGTGTTGACCTTGATCTTTTGGTTTGTTGTAAGGTTCTGTCCAACTATCACAGTGCCATCCATAATATTGATTAGAACCATACTTTGTAAACTGACAAGATTCCGACCAGTCCCATTGAAAATTCCAATTGGCTGCTTTATTAGCTGCTTTTACAAAAGGATGAATTTGTCTATAAATCCATTTATCATTTAGCCAAACAATATTAGAGTCTCTTAATTTTTTTAAATCCTTTACTTCCTCCTCATTTAAATCGTTTCTTGTACCATACTTACCTATGCTAGCTCTTTCTTCTTGATGTCTTTTTCCATAATTAATTACATCATCACAAAACTGTGAGCCAAGAGCTCCAGGAAAAGCCCAATAACAATATTTTAAGTTCATATTTTTTGACAGTTTATAATTAAATGTTTTCTTATATCTTTATTTTTATTTTCAGTAATATAGTAATTTAAACTAGAATTAAATAAAACATATTTTCCTTCTTTAACAGGTATAGATTGATAAAGATTTTTAACTCTATGATCATCATATTCTAAAATTAAGTCACCTGAATTTCCTTTTACAAAATAAATAATTGTATAATCAGGAGAACTTTTAAGATCATTTAAATCAATGTGATTTCTTTTAATTGTAGATTCGTTTTGTCTACTTATTTGACCTCTGACAGAAATTAAATTTAAAGTATTATTAAAATTAAGTGAAAATTCATTGTTGATTGTTTGAAACAACCAAGTGTGATTTTGTTGATATTGTAAATGAAAGTCTTTAAATCTTTTGTCTTGTTTGTGTTCTATTCTTATGTACGAATCATTTATATTTTGTGCTAAAACATCGTTTTGAATGTTTGCTTGCGAGGGCAAAGATTCACAAATAAAAAATGTTTCCTTTAATACTTTCTTTTTCATTCTAAAAGTAGGTTATACTACAGTAATATTATTTAGTCAATCTTATGGAATAAGATCCCAAGAACTTGTACCTGTATTCCAAGTATAAGTTTCATCTGTAATGGGTGTCTCACCGTCTCCAACTAATTTTTTAGCATGCCATGCACTATTTTCTTCATTCCAACCAATATCCATTGGTCTATCTTCATTACTTTCATTAGTCCAAGTAGTTACTGAAGGGTAAGTGACAGGGGGTTCCCAATCTCCAGTTGAAGTATTTAATGTCCAACTGTCAAAAGGTTTTTCATATAAAAATAAATCGTTAGAGGAATCATAATCCATAGTTGGACCTGCAAAATTACCTCTAATAGATCCGTCTTTTTTAGTCTCTACCCAATTTGTCCATCCATGTATCTCTTGTAATTTAGCTTTACCTTTTTCCGAAGTAGCAGCATCTATTTTATGTACGGCTAATACTTTATTAGACTCGGATATTTTAGCAAAATAATATATCATTGAAATAAATACCTCAATACTACAACTCCGTCTCCACCAGATCCTCCAGCTCCTCCGCCGCCACCGCCGAGTCCATCTGTTCCTGGCTGTCCATTTCCAGTTCCTCCTCCACCAGATCCTCCAGCTCCATCTGGTTGGTTATCAGCAGCTCCTCCGCCGCCTCCACCATAAGCTACTGGAGATGCAGTTATAGAAGTTGTGACTCCGTTACCTGCAGTTTGATTGGATGCTGCGCCTCCTGCGCCGCCTCCTCCACCGGCTCTAGAGTGAACACCGTTTTGTCCGTTTCCAGGTCCTCCATTGTTCCCTTGTGGTGGACTTACAGGAGGTTGGTTTCCTGTACCTCCTGCAGCGTCATTAGATCCTTCGGATCCTCCTCCGCCTGCAGAACCTCCTGGTTGACCAGTTTCTGGTGGTGGTGGGCCTCCTCGACCTCCTTTTCCACCTCCTGTAGAAGTGATAGAATCAAATATTGAATCATTTCCCTTGTTTCCTGCACTTGCACCAGCACCAACTGTAATTGGATAAGATTGTGCAGAAACTGTAATTGCAGCTCCTGGTGCTGCTAATGGTGAACCAGTCCAAGCTGGATTTGCTGATTCTCTAAATCCTCCAGCTCCAGCTCCTCCCCATTTTGAACCCGGTCCGCCACCGCCGCCACCGGCTAAAACTAAATAATCTACTGTTGTTGATCCACTAGGTTTTCCAGCGTTGGTAACTATAAACGTGCCATCAGAACTAAAAGTGTGAATTTTATAATTTCCTGATTCTGTTATCGTTCCGCCAGTTGCCTCAACGAATGCAGGTGCACCTCCACCAGCTCCAAAACCAAGAACTTGATAACCAAAACCTTTAGTTTTTTTCTTTTGTGTATTTTTTGTATTCTTACCTACAGTAAGTTTTTCATCTATGTATCTCATATCCTATACTCCTTATGCGTCGTTCGCAGCGTCTGTAGTAAAGAATATTCTAACTCCAAGAACTCTTGCATCGGCTGAAAAAGTATCTCCACCAGCATTCGCGTCTCTAAATAATTGAAAATAAGTTAACTCACCAGCAGCAGGAGATCCTGCTATTGTAACTGCACCACTTTCTGCAGTGATTTGTTGATCTTCAATTGTTCCTATTCCAGCATCTGTAACGTTTACTGCTGTTCCATAAGCAACATCAATCGTATCATTATCTGCACATGCAACTCCTTGTAGACCAAATATACAGTCTCCTGTGTTTGTAGACCCTGGAGTCCAATATACTTGATAAGTTATTGTTCCTTCGTTCCATGATTTTGGAAAGGCAACAGAAAATTGTGCAAATTCATCTGTACTTGCATCAAAATCTAATACTTTCATATCAGGTCTTGTTGCAGTAGTTTCAACTTGTTGTGCGTCTGCTCCATTTGTTGTTGCTCCGTACATAGCTGAAGCTGGTACCCACATAGTTTCTTTTCCTGCTACTTTTACTGCTGAACCACCAGCTTGAACAACACCAGTTCCATTTGGTGCAATGTTAATATTTCCATTTGC